ATCCCGACGAATGGCTCGAAGCCTTCAACACATTCTCCATTTACGAGGTGCTGCCGCAGCTCATTGAACTGTGGGGACTCAACGTGGAGACGCAGGCGGAGTCTAAAAAAAACATCGCAAAACTGACCGCCCGATGACAACGCCCCTCTTCCTTCTCCGATGTGTGCAGATCGGGCTGTCCCTCTCGGAGCTTGATCTGCTCACGATCGGAGTCGTGAATGATATGTTCACCGAAAAGGAAAATGACGAATATGACGGTTGGCATGAGGTGGCTGGACAGGCAGATTTTGATGCATTTTGACAATTGACTATTCCTCCTTGCTGTGCTATAATACTGGCAAGGAGGTGTACTCGTATGTCTAATTTTATTAATGCAGAATATGAAAAAGGACTTACTGATGTAATCAACGACATTTTTTATTGCAATACATCCTATCGCGGTAAAATCGGCTTTATCAGAGTACTCACAGAATATCTTGTTCGAAAGTTGACTGATTATCCGTCTTCAGACAAAATGATGTTAGGATATGATAGAGTTAAGAACATGATTGCGGATCTACCATACGGCACTCATATTCAAGAGTGTGTTGACAAAATAAAGAATGACATAGATGATAGCCACGGCGGAGATACTTGTTTACATACCGAACGTGTTGATGAAGTTTCTAAAGAAGAATATAATTACATACTTGATGCTTTAAGCGAATTGTATGCTTGTCTATTCATAAAGTTTTTTGCTGATTATGAATTTGGAAGCAATCAAAGAATAATGTCGGAGTTTTCACTGTTGCCTCCAATTATTCGATACAAAACCCTTATCTTTCTTTATAATACGGTTGAAAATGCGAAATCAAATATTCTTTTGATTGATAAGCTTGTAATTATCATAAAAAAGGTATTAGGAGATGAAGAAGCATATAAATGGGTTGAGGAAAGAAAGACACAGTTAGAAGGAATTCCATCGGTTGCAAATATAGACAAAACTGATCCAATACAGGTTATGCTTGCATTAAATTCCCCCAATATGTATCAGTGCTGTTTATCAAAAATCAAATCTGAATATCCGGAACGATATAAAACGTTTGAGGAAGCAAAAACATATTATTTGAAATTCGGAGGATTAGACGGCACTACAAACGATATACTCGAATTTAACGATATTATGGAATTTGTTTTCATGGGTAGAAAAGAGGCGTAAGTAATACTTTAAAGCACTTGCTCCGGCAGGTGCTTTTTTCATGCCCTCACGGAGGAGGTGAAGCACAGTGGCAAACCGCATCAAAGGCATCACGGTCGAAATCGGCGGCGATACCACCAAGCTGTCCAAGGCACTGGAAGGTGTCAACAAGGACATCAAGGGTACACAGACGCAGCTGAAAGATGTCCAGAAGCTGCTGAAGCTCGATCCTTCCAACACGGAACTGCTCTCGCAGAAGCATAAGCTCCTCGCCGATGCGGTATCTGCCACCAAAGAAAAGCTGGAAGTACTAAAAACTGCCGCAGAACAGGCAAACACCGCTCTTGCAAACGGCGAAATTTCCCAGCAGCAGTATGATGCACTACAGCGTGAAATCATCGAAACCGAAAACGAACTGAAACGCCTGACCACAGAAGCAAACAATTCTCACACCGCCTTGGAAAAGATGGGCGTTCTGGGTGAAACACTGCAGTCGGCTGGGGACAAAATTTCCGGTGTGGGACAAAAGCTGCTGCCCGTCACCGCTGGTGTCACGGCTCTGGGAACCATTGCTGTGAAAACTGGTGCGGATTTCGATTCCGCCATGTCAAAGGTGGCAGCTGTGTCCGGTGCGACCGGTTCAGAGATGGATGCCCTCCGGGAAAAAGCCCGTGAAATGGGCAGTAAGACAAAATTTTCAGCGAGTGAAGCTGCGGAAGCCATGAACTATATGGCAATGGCAGGATGGAAAACCAATGATATGCTCAGCGGTATCGAAGGCATCATGAATCTTGCCGCCGCTTCCGGTGAAGACTTGGCTTCTACTTCGGACATTGTCACGGATGCTCTGACTGCTTTCGGATTGTCTGCCTCGGACAGCGGACACTTTGCGGATATTCTGGCAGCCGCATCAAGCAATGCCAATACCAACGTCAGCATGATGGGTGAAACTTTCAAATATGCCGCTCCGGTGCTGGGTTCTTTGGGATACTCTGCTGAAGACTCTGCCATTGCCATCGGCTTGATGGCAAACGCCGGTATCAAATCCTCACAGGCTGGTACAGCACTGCGTGCAGCCATTACCAATCTGGCAAAGCCGACTGATACAGTAGCATCTGCCATGGAACAGTACGGCATTTCTCTGACAGATAGTTCCGGCAAGATGTATTCTCTGCGGGAACTCATGGAACAACTCCGACAGAAATTAGGCGGTCTTTCTGAGGCAGAACAGGCACAGGCGGCTGCATCGCTGTTTGGCAAAGAGGCCATGTCCGGTATGCTGGCGATCATCAACGGTTCCCCGGCGGACTTTGAAAAGCTGTCCAATGCCATTGACACCTGTTCGGATACGGTAGACGGCTACAATGGCACAACTGAAAAAATGGCAGCTGTCATGCAGGATAACCTTGCCGGACAAGTGACCATCTTGAAGTCCCAGCTGGAAGAATTGGCGATCAGTTTTAGTGATATTCTGATGCCCACTATTCGCTCTATTGTTTCCCGCATTCAGGAACTGGTGGACAAGCTGAATCAATTGGATCCGCAGACTAAAGAAACCATTGCAAAAATTGCACTGGTGGCTACTGCTCTGGGACCCATGCTGGTGGTACTGGGAAAGACCATCTCCAGCGTGGGGACGGTCTTTTCCGCAGTGTCCAAACTGCCCGCCCTTTTCTCTGCTGTGCAGAGTGGCATCGGAGCCATTACCGGAGCGTTGGGTGTGTCACTGGGTCCGTTGCTTGCCATTATCGCAGCTGTTGCCGCTTTGGTAGCTGCCTTTGTGCATCTCTGGAAAACCAATGACGAATTCAAGAGCAACATCATCGCCATCTGGGAACAAATCAAAAGCACCTTTACCGGATTGACACAGGGCATCACTGACCGGCTAAATGCTCTGGGATTCGACTTTGAGAGTTTCACCGATGTGCTGAAAGCGGCATGGGATGGACTGTGCAATCTGCTGGCTCCCATTTTTGAAGGCGTTTTTCAGAATATCTCCAACATCTTTTCAGAGTTTACAGGCGTTCTTCTTGGGCTGCTGGATGTTCTGATCGGTCTGTTCACTGGTGACTGGGAGCAGTGCTGGAATGGCATCAAGGGGATTTTTACGTCTATCTGGAATTTCGTTGTCAACACGTTCCGCAATATCATGAATACTCTGAAAGGCATTGCAGATGTGGTGCTGGGGTGGTTCGGAACAAGCTGGAACGAAGTCTGGACTTCTATCAAGACATTTTTTGTGGACACATGGAACAGCATCGCTTCCTTCTTCACAGGAATCGTTACCGGAATCCGGGACTTTTTCGTCAACACCTGGGCGTCTATTTCCAATACCTTCACCACCATTGTCACTGCCATTCAGACAGTGGCAACAACTGTATTTACGGCGATTCGGGATTTCTTCACCACCATTTTTACAGCGATCTACAACTTTTTCAGCACGATTTTCAATGCCATTTACAACGTGGTTTCTACGGTTTTTCAGGCAATTTATAACGTCATTACGACCATTTGGAATGCCATTTACACCACCTTAGAACCGCTGATCACGGCATTTGGTTATCTGTTTCAGACGATTTTTGAAGCCATCCAAATCATTGTGGGCAGAGTGATGGACTGGATCTCGGAGAAGATCAGTGCCATTTGGAATGCAATTGTGGCGTTTTTAACACCAATTTTAGAGGGCATCCGAACGACATTTGAAACCATCTGGAATGCCATCTCCAATACAATCTCCACGGTTTTGACAGCGATTCAAGATGTGGTGACTACGGTTTGGAATGCTGTATCTGGTTTCATTTCTTCTGTTTTGTCAGCAATCTGGAATGTGGTTTCTTCCATCTGGAACAGCATCTCCGGCACGATTTCCAGTGTGATGAATGCCATTTTTTCTGTGGTATCGTCTATCTGGAATCAGATTTCTTCTGCGGTTTCCAATGTTCTGAACGCCATCCGGTCGGTGGTGTCTAACATCTGGAACAGCATCAAGAGCACCATTTCCAACATGATGCAGAGCATTTCTTCTACGGTGTCCAGCATCTGGGACAACATTCGTTCTGCGGTTTCCGACAAAATCAGCGGCATCAAGTCCACCATTCAGAGTGGATTCGATGCCGCTGTGGGATATATCAGGGGACTGGCTTCCGATGCTTGGAACTGGGGACGGGACATCATTCAGGGAATCATTGATGGCATTCAGAGTGCAATCGGCTGGCTGGCGGACTGCGTCACCAATGTTGCCGATACCATTCGGGATTTCCTGCACTTCTCTGTACCGGACAAAGGTCCGCTGACAGACTATGAGAGTTGGATGCCGGACTTTATGAAAGGGCTGTCTGACGGCATTAACAAAAGCAAAAAGTATGTGGAAAAAGCAGTGGGCGGTGTGGCGAAAGCCATGCAGCTGACCATGGATTCTGATTTGAATTATAGTTTGAATGGCATCTCCGGTGCGATAGTCGGCGGCAGTTCCGGTGGTACGGTCAATAACTACTATAATAACGACAACAGCCGGACAGTGAATCAGACCAATAATAGTCCGAAGTCACTGTCACGGCTGGAGATTTATAGGCAGACGAGGAATGCGGTGGAGATGTAAAAAGGAGCGATTTATCGCAGTTTTGGTAAGTTATAGGTGTTAAAATGTCAATTTTAATTTATCGGATATACTTGTTTTAAGTATTCTGCCAACATATCCGGAATATATTGATAATGATGTGTATCATATAACTGATAAGTGACATCTGCATCATGAGATTCCAGGCGTTGAGCCAATTTTTCCAGTCCTTCTAACGTCGTATCATGACCATTATAGTATTCGCTGTAATCAGAATCCTCTAACTTTCCGCCACATAAAAAGACTTTTTTGCAAAGCACATCATTTCTGTCAAAATATCCATAGTCATTGATATAGTCTTCAGGATTTACTCCCAGTTCTTCATGATACAAATTCCAAAATGCCGGACTTCCAATGATGTAATTTCCAAATGGCTGGTTTTCATATAAATCGGATTTGAATAGTGCAGTATGTGCAAAAACGCCACCGTTGGAATGACCATACAGTGTTGAATTCGCATAGTCAATGGAATAATTTTCTCCAAGATACGGCATCAAATTGTCTGTGATAAAATCAAGCAGCATATCTCCTTTTTGAATGAAATAGGCAATGCGGTTATCATTATCTGTTCCGTCAATGCTGTAATTATACCCCAGGCTGACAAGGATAACCGGAGCTGCTTCACCATTTTCCATAATGCCTCTCAATTCAGTGCAGTTTCCAAACCGCCATACCCCATCTGTCAGAAAAAATACAGGATATGTTTTATTGTCATCATAGTTTGGCGGCAATGTGACATGAACCAGAAATTCAACATCCAGTTCCTCATCATAAATATTGATTTCATCAATGTAATCTTTTATTTTCTCCACTGCATTCCTGTCATATTCCCATACATTTCTGTAATCTGTATCCTCATGATTTCCGGCATATAGTGACTGGTCTGAAACATCAACTGTTCCTGCCGGAAGTGTTTCATATTCTCCTGTTTGTAATGCTGCATCGGCAGCCTTTATACGAATAATATCATTTTCAATTTCTTCATCTGAAAAACCATATTGTTTCTCATCTTCTCGAATCCAATCTAAATACTCCTCAAAATTAGCAAAAGATTTATTTTCCTGTATTCCTTCGTCCGCATTATGGAATCTAAACTCAATTTTGCCACCATCATAATTAGGGTCACTATTCGGAACAGGGTACAGCAGCAAAAATCCATCTACTAGAATATACTTTAATGGCAGTTTTTCATTGCCGTTTTTCAGTTGTGCTAGGCTCTGTTCATATTCCTCTTCTGTCATATTACCGCGGTTGTTTTCAAGAGTTTCACGCAGCTCATCTGCCGTGTAATATTCTACACTCACATTATGTTCGGACGTTTCAGCAGATTCTGTCTGTGATTCAGTAATAGAATCAAGAAGTGTCAGTTCATGTTTGCTCACTTTCTCTAACTCCATTGGTGTCATCTTGTTCGTAAGCTGTATTTTTTCAGAATCCTGAACACTTTCTGATACTGATTCATTACTTTGAGATGAATTCAAATTGTTACTACAAGCTATCGATGATATAAGCATAAGAAATGACAAAAGAGCAATTACTATTTTTCTCATTATGGTGCTATTCCTTTCAATTTATTTGTTGAAACTTTTGAATATATTATACCACACCCATATACCCAAAGTCAATGAAAAGTAGGTGAAACTTTGTTCTATACCTTAATTCTCGAAAACGAAGCAGGTCAAAAAATCGACCTATCCAAAACAGCAAACAGGTTCATGTTCTCCAAAATCAAAGGACTTGATCCCCCAACAGGAACAGTCAGCACTTCAAATTATGCTGGCATGAACGGCAGCTACCTCAACAACGCTTTCATTGAAAAACGAAACGTGGTCATCTCCTTTGCCATGCGTGGCATTGGGATCGAGAAACGGCGGCATCAGCTGTATCATGTGGTCAAGCCGTCCCGATACATCAAGATCTGGTACAAGACGGCGAACATCGATGTCTATGCCGAGGGGTATGTAGAAACCTGTGAGGTGTCAAATTTCGAGCAGCAGATCAGCGGGCAGATCTCCATTCTCTGTCCGGATATTTACTGGTACAGCCGGGATATTTTCTATGCCTATTACAGCGGCATCACCGGAGCATTTCATTTTCCCTTTCCGGAGAGCGAGGCTCTGTTTCCTTTGGGCGTGTATGCCACCAACGATACCTTTTCCATTGTCAATGACGGAGATGAAACCGGATTCACACTGCGAATTGAGGCATTGCCCAGCGACATTCCGCAGGAAGTGGTGGCAGTGACACCGACCATCTACAACGAAAACGGTGAGTATCTGCAAATCAAAGGTGATATTCTGACCGGTGATGTCATTACGGTTACCACGAAAACCGGAAACAAAACTGTCACGCTGACACGCAATGGCGTAGACAGCAACATCCTGAACCGGCTGGTTTCCGGTTCGACTTGGCTGACCTTGAAAGAAGGCACAAATATCTTTCGGGTCGAGGCAGTTCGAGGTGTGAAAAAGCTGCGTGTAACTTTGATGCACCGCAATTCTTATCTGGGAGTGTGAGAAATGCAGT